AACGGAAACGGATCGAAACCTGTTGGGATGGCTGAAATCGTCGCTAGGCGTCGAAGCGAATCCGGTCTCCCGGATGATGTTCCCGCCAGATGGGAAGCCTTACCGGGCGATCAGCCATTTTGAATTCGGCGGAAAGCTGACGATGCCCGTTGCGGAGGCCCGAGAAAAGGCAAGGAGGGCTGTTCAGGCGGCAATGACGCCTCCGACCATGCAGGACACGGAAGCGTGGATTGCGGCGCTCTACGCGGCCACGGCGAGGCGAACGGAAGGCGAGACGAGCCTTGAACTGATCCTGAACCTCTACGCAGGGACCCTGACCCGCTATCCGGCTGACGTGGCGAAACAGACGTGCATGGATTTTGCACTGCGGCGCGAGAAGCCGAACTGGTTCCCGACGTTGAGCGAGATAGACGAGGCCTGCGAGAAGGCGACCAATCAACGCAAGCAGCTTTTGGAGAGCTTGTGATGAAGGTTCTTGTTTGTGGGGGTCGTCACTACAGCGACCGCGCCAAGGTGTTTGAGGTTCTCGATTATCTCCACCTGAACCGTAAGCCGATAACGCTTCTGATCCACGGGGCGGCGACCGGCGCTGACAAGCTTGGCGAGGAATGGGCGAATGATCGAGGCGTTGAGCCGGATGCCTACCCAGCCGCATGGGGAGACCTGAGCGCAAAGGGCGCAGTCATCAAAAGCCGTAAGGACGGAAGCTCCTACAATGCTAACGCTGGGCCAACGCGGAACTCTAAAATGCTGGCGCTCGGAAAGCCCGATTTCGTAGTGGCGTTTCCGGGCGGTGACGGAACGGCCAACATGATTTCTCAGGCGAGAATGGCAGGCGTCCGAGTTTTTGAGATTGCGGACCCAAGGGAGCAAGCGGCATGAAGCGAGACGAGTTTGATGCTGTGATGAAAGATTTTCACGCCCGCATGAAGGAAATGCAGCCCGCCCCGAAAGCCTCTAGCGCAGTCAAACACGGGCCGCCTGATTTCCGGATCGTCACCCCAGAAGGTCGCGCGCTGATCGAGCGAATGCGCCAATCCTAACCCAACAAAACCCGTAACAGGAGAAGATGATGAAGCTTTTCAAGATCGAACGTCAGGATTCAGGCGGATGGGATACCTTTGACATGGCAATTGTCGCTGCAAAGGACGAGACGGAAGCCCGATACACCAGCCCGAACGGATGGCAGATTTGGGTTCCTGACATTGGGTGGGTTCGCGAAAAGACCATGCAGGCCGAAAGGGCCTACGGCGATTGGACAAGTCCTGAAAGCGTAACCGTGACCCTGATTGGAACCGCAAAGCCAGGAATCGAACGCGGCGTTATCGTCGCCAGCTTCAATGCGGGATAGCCAACCAACATAGAATGAGAGCCAGAAACTATTTCTCTTGAGTGGGATTGACGGCACGTATTCGAGGCGTAAGGTGAACGTATGAACACGAAGCCAAACACAACCCGCCGAGAAGTCCAGCTAGACGAAACCGACAAGCGCCTGCTGGCTGAACTGGCCAAAATCTACGGTTCGGAGGCCCAAGCAATCAGGGTCGCGATCCGCCGCCTTTCTGGAGCAAAGCAATGATCGACCACCACACCGAATACACGCACGGCCTCGCCTCTGACATGCGCCGTCGTCATCTCCCGCCTTCGGCAAGCTCTGCGGGTTGGGACTTCTCCACAGACTGCCCTACCACTACCGGCTATCTCCGTAACATCCTTCCTGTTCTGGCCTTTGCCGTTGCAGTGATTGGGCTGATCGCCATTGGATCGAGGATCGGGCTGTGACTGATTCCCCCAACTTCCACAAACGGCTGGAGGGGCTGGGCATCATGACCGGTGGCGGCCGCTTACTGAAGAAACCTGCCTGCGATCTCATCCTCGCTCTGATCGCTGAGAACCGGGCGTATCGGGAGGCGCTGGAGGCAGCTGAGGGCGCACTCTCAATGATCGGAATGCACCGTGATTTGTCGGTCCCCGCAACGCCTCATGTCCTTGCTGGAATGGCTGTTAGAGCCAGCAAGGAAGCCCGCGCCGCCCTGTCTTCGGTGACCCCCGACCTCAACACAGACTCGGTGGGTAAATCGCGCAGCGATTTGAACCAAAACATCCAACAAGGATGCCAGAGCCATGGGTGATCATGCCCTGAAAGACATTGCGGCCGAACGCCAGCGCCAGATCGAGGGCGAAGGGTGGACGTCTGAGCACGACGACAAGCATCGGTCGGGCCAGCTCGCTACCGCTGCCGCCGTTTATGCGCTGACCGGCTCAAGCGCTGGCCGCGCCTCTTGGGATCGTGGGCAAGAGCCGAGCCTGACGGAACAGATTTGGCCGTGGGATTGGTCGTGGTTCAAGCCGACAGGAAATGCGCGTCGCGACCTCGTGAAAGCCGGTGCGCTGATCGTCGCAGAGATCGAACGCCTTGATCGCGCGGCGGTGTCGCAATGACCTCCCAACCAACCCCAGGCGAAGTCCTTAACGGTGAGAGCTGCAACTGCGTCTACTGCACGGAGATCGGAGCGCCCGAGCTTTGTCGTGGATACCGCCCTCAACCCTCTGGTGGTCAGGATGGGGGCGGGGAGTTGCCGATGTCCGACGAGGTCGCTGTACCCCGTTGGGTATTCGCTGACTTCCTGAACAACCAGCCCGGCTGGCCCGACACCGCGCGTCGATACCTCAACGCTCCGGCCCTCGCTTCCCCCGCCAAAGCAACTGGCTGGCAGACGGTCCCGGTCGAACCAACAGACCACATGCTGAACGAGGCCGTCTATTACTGGGGGCCTTGGCTGGACGAAGAAAAGACTCAGCGCGCCGGTCGGCGTTCGGATGATCCTGCCGACCGAGAGCGGGCTAGGGCCGTCTGGGCTCAGATGCTGGCCGCCGTCCCAACCACCCCCATCAAGGCAGAAACCCATGAATGAGAAGCTGGAGAAAGTCGTCGCGATGCTTAGTAGCATTAAGAATGGCAGCTTGCGGCTCTACAAGGACGAGGCCGATCTGATTTTGTCCGCCCTCTCCCCCAGCGAGCAGCCGGAGCCTGTGGGGTACGCCTGTTCGCGAGAACTTCGGACGCGCGGACCACGGGAGGAGTCGGGCGGGGGTGTCGATGAGCAGCGACTTGTCGAAACGATTATCATGACGGCGGGCTATCGACTCCTAACCGAGAACAACGCCCTCTTGATCGCCCGCGCCATCCTCGCCGCCCCCTCTGCGAATGAGGTGGGAAAGTGACTTACGAACCGTACCCCGAAAACCCCGCGAAGGCGGTCGAGCCGAAACGGGATATGTCGCCGTACTGCGCCTCTGTTCCCGACATGCCCTATGATCTGGAAGGCCTGTCGTTCTTCGACCGCGTGCGCTGCGTGCTGCAATACCACAGCTGGGAGCAAAGGCACGCCGTGAACAATACGAAGGTTCCAGGGATGCGTCTTCGCGATCAGTGCGGCCGATGTGGAGCATTGCGATGACCACCCCCACACCTACAGGGTCGGCTCCCGATGATGGTTCATTCCGGCCTCCGGCCTCCATACCCACCGAACAGACGGTGAAGCCCGCCGGTCTCATCGAACGGCTGGAAGCGGCTGAGGTCGGTTCGCGAGAGTTGGACTGCGAAGTCTATGAGATGTTCAACGCGGGCCTCAAGCCCGTCCCGAAGCAGGCTGGTCGTTATTTCGATCCGTCGATCATCTCCGTTCACGGCGCGGAGAAATACATCACACGCGGGACAAGCGTCGCGCCGAAATACACCACCTCCCTAGACGCCGCTCTGGCGCTGGCGGGGAGGGTGCTACCGGGATGGTGGTGGACGGCTGGCAAATGCGGCCTGACCTGTCACGCCTCCGTCGGTCCTGACCGCGCCTTTATCGCAGAGCCCGACCTGTCGAAATACGACGCCGGTTTTCACGCCGACATTCCAAACCCTTCAACGCCCGCTATCGCGCTCTGTGTCGCGGCTCTGAAGGCGGTTGCAGCCACAGGTGAGCCCCGATGACCGACAAGCGCTGGATCGAATGGTATGGCGGTGATCGCCCGCACTCACCCAACACTCGCGTCGAGGTCCGCTATCGGGACGGGTCGACCGACAGGGGGCAGTCAGCATTTGCCCGTTGGTGGCACACTGGTCATCCGAGCCCGAACGACATCATCGCCTACCGCGTGGTCACTGACCAAGCCGCGAGCGACGGCGGGTACGTAGGCGCAGCCGAAGTCTCCTCCTCCCCCGATGAACTAGCAATGGCCATAGAGCGGGTGACTGCTTGGGGAGATAACTGGCGCAGCGTTGACCCCAACGACCACGCCAAAGACCTCCGTCTCATCCTCTCCAGCCTAGCCTCTCAGGAAGAGACGATCAGGGCGGATGGGGAATACATCAAGGCGCAGTTTGATTGGCATGATCGTCTCGCTGATCTGGCCTTTGACGACGCGCGAGAATGCAGCGAGCGCGGCGAACATCGAGACGAAAGGATCGCGATGGATCGGCACCGGCTGCATGCAGAACAATCTGACCAAGCCCGCAGTCGGCTGAAAGACCGCGAAACATGACCGCTAAGATCAAAAGACGCCATGCGCCTAAACATTGGAGCCTTCGACAGAGGCTAGACGGAAAATCCGAGTGGGACCCTAACACTGGGTGCCAACTATGGTTTGCAGCACAAGGGAGAGACGGCTACCCAAAAATGGGGTGGTTCGGCAAGATGATGAAGGCCACCCGTCTTTCATTGATGGACGCTACGGGAGAGCGCGGTGAGGGAAAGATGGCGCTTCATAGCTGCGACACACCCCTTTGTATAAACCCCAACCATCTGCGCTGGGGGACACAATCTGACAATGTTGCCGACATGGTTGCGCGTGGCAGAATGAAGCCTGCAAAAGCCTACCGAAAAATCACGCCAGAAGAAGAACGGGCAATCATTTCCATGCACAATGACGGGGCAACGTCGAGAGACATTGCTCGTGATTTGGGGCGGTCTAGATGCGCCGTATCAAACCGAATAAAGCGCCTATCCGCTAGACAAGAAGGGGGTGCGGGATGAGCGGACCAAAGAAACTGAAAATACCTGTTGCGTCGTTCTGACGTTGGTGTATGGTCTCAATACCGGCGCAGGGCAATCAAGCACTAGCCGGAAGGAAACAGACAGATGACCAACACGTTGCATCTTTACAGCATTGCTACCCGCACCAAGGATCAATCCTACGTCGGAACGGTCACTGTCGATGCTGAGACATTTGCCGACGTGTGTCGCGGCTACAAAACCGCTTGGCTTGACCAGAACGGTTATTCGCGCGCCACTCATTTCCTTCGCGAACATCGCATGATCGAAACGACGGATTGTGAGCGCAAGGCGTTTGCTGCTTGGGAGCGAAAAGCCAAAGCCATCGGTCTTCTCCCTTCCGCCGCCGACAGGATCATCTGCAAGGTGAGCGCGCGTCAAGGACGGGGGGGATGATATTTTATGCAGGAGGTTTCATCGCGACAGTGGTGGCAATCATGATCCTCGCCGCGTTAATATCTGACTCAAAAGGTAAAAAATGACTAGCGACCAATATCGCCAAGCCCTATCCACCCTCAACCTAACCCAAGGACAAGCCGCTAAATGGCTAGGCGTAAGCCTCAAGACATCCCACCTGTATGCCAGGAACGGGCCAAGCGGCCCTGCGGCTAAAGCAATCAGCCTCGCCATAAAATATGGGCTGGAGTGAAATAACCGCTTGCGTCGTTCTGACGTCTGTGGGATAACAAATCAACGGCACGGGCAATCAAGCAGCGGCCGGGGAGAACAGACAGATGACCCGCATTGAAGCCGCCGCCGCTGATTACGCCAACGCCCACCGCGCATGGGCCGTCAACACGGGTCAAACCTTCAACATCGAAGCCGCCACTGCCTACGCCACCAAAGACGTGTTGAACATGGCTCGCGGCGCTGCTGACGTGGTTGAGATGGAAGCCGAAGACATGTGGAAGGCGGCGCGGGCATGAGGCCTGTCCCCAAGGAGCAGTTTTATGCTCGGATCAATCCGCTCAATGTGCACCCAAGCATCCAGCCGGGTGCCATGGCCTTATACCTCCTTGTGGAGAATGCTGGACGGAAGCCGGGCCGTTATCGGTAAGAGCGTAGGCAAGCCTGACGGATTGCACGATTATTTTCTGGCCTAGACACCACCCATTCCAACTGACATAATCAATCCCGCTTACGCACTAGTCACGACGAACGCTAAGCAAAAGGACGATATGCCAAAATCAATCCGATCAGTAGCTGGCCACGTACTTTCGACCGGTCAGGCAACAGACGATGAGGTTAAATCCCTCGCCGCTTACGCCCTGCAAGACGACGCAGAGCCCCGAACGGTAAAGAGCCTGAGCGAGTTGCGTCAGTTGCTTGCAAAGGTCAGCGGAACAGAAGGCCAGCATGACCGGGCCAACATGATCCAATCCGAGATCACGAGGCTGGAACAGAAATGACTGAACGCGGCGGGTATTACCGATTCAAAACGGACGGATCGGAAGAAAAAGTAGAGTTTGACCTTCCTAACGGCTCCGTCAAAAATATGCTGGAGGCTATAAGTTCGCTTCCTCGTCCTGAACCGTGTATCATTGTTTCGCGAGCCGTATTTGAGTGGCTGAAATCTAGCCAATGACTCGTCTCTATTATTCAACCACTGTAGCCGAGAGCGCATTGATCCTTGCGACCGGTTGGTGGGTATGGAACCAACTATGAGCATCCTGATCTTTGCCTTTCTGGTCATCCTTGTGGTGGCACTGATCGTCTGGGCCATTGACCGCGCCCCGTTCGGTGATGCGCGCCTGAAGTGGCTGCTGGAGGCTATCGTGGTTGTTCTGGCTGCGATCCTCATTGCACAGCGTGCGGGGCTGGTGTGACTCCGCTGGAGAAGGCGGCCGAGTATCTTTCGGCTGCAATAGCCGATGCTGGCTCTTACAGGGAGCCTCGGACGTTCGGGGAGTTGCTGACAGGCGAGGCGCTTGGGGACGCGGTCCGAGCCGTCCTGATGGCGGTGCGCGAGCTAGATGCGGAAGACGCCGTGACGCTGACCATGGCGTTCCTTCGCGAAGGGGACGGGGCAAAGGCCTTCGCCGCCATGATCGATGCCATCCTAAACGAAGAGACAAAAGCCTAATGGCTGATGAACCCGGTCGCCCCCGTCTGTATCCCGAAGCAGAGACGTTTACCCAAGCGGTAGACGCCTATTTCGCTGAGCGGGAAGCAGACGGAAAGCGTCCCACTCTCTCAGGTCTCAGCTACGCACTAGGGTTTGAAGACAGGGAATCGTTCAGCCACTACGCCAGTTACGGTTCCGGTTATTCCCGCACAGTAAAAAGGGCCAAGCTCAAGATTGCTGGATGGCTTGAAGAGAGACTGACCGACAAGGACACGTTCACGCCGGGAATCATCTTTGACCTCAAGAATAATCACGGCTGGAAGGACAAGACCGAGACCGAGTTGACTGGTGCTGACGGCGGTCCTGTTGCTATCCAACAAATTGAGCGCGTCATTGTCGATCCGAAGTGACCACTCTCCGCATTGAGACGCCTCGCGCATTTCTGCCCCTGATCGGCCCTAGCCGCTACAAGGGCGCACACGGTGGCCGGGGATCGGGGAAGTCTCACTTCTTCGCAGAGATGCTTGTAGAGCGTTGCGTGATGGACCCGACAACACGGGCCGTTTGCGTTCGTGAGGTCCAGAAGTCCATCAGCCAATCAGTCCGCCAGCTCGTCGAGGACAAGATATACGGGCTCGGCGTGCAAAGTCGGTTTGCCATCCCAAAGGACCGTGAAGCCCACATAGGCGTGCTGGATCAGGCAGGGAGGCAGACGGGTCTGATCTCCTTCCAGGGTATGCAGAACCATACGAACGACTCCATCAAGTCGCTTGAGGGCTATGACATCGCATGGGTCGAAGAGGCCCAGAGCATCAGCCAGCGCTCCCTTGATCTCCTGCGCCCGACGATCCGTAAGCCCGGCTCGGAGTTGTGGTTCGGCTGGAACCCAAACAAACCGACAGACCCGGTTGACGTGCTTCTCCGTGGCGAGTCGCCGCCGCGCGGTACGACCGTTGTCGAAGTCAACTACCATGACAATCCTTGGCTCCCCGAAGAGCTTAAGGAGGAGATGGAGGGCGACCGGGAACGCGATCCTGACAAATACGCCCATGTGTGGCTAGGCGCGTATCAGGGACGCTCAGAGGCCCGCGTGTTCCGCAACTGGAAGGTTCAGGAGTTTGCTACGCCAGCAGATGCCATCTTCCGCTTTGGTGCGGACTGGGGCTTTGCTGTTGACCCGACCGTATTGGTTAGAGGCTATCTGGACGGGCGCAAGCTCTTCATCGACTATGAGGCCTATGAAGTCGGTTGCGAGATCGACCATTTGCCAGCTCTGTTCGCCACGGTTCCAAGGTCCAAGGACTGGCGGATAACGGCCGACTCCGCGCGGCCTGAAACCGTCAGCTACATGCGTAGGAACGGCTACCCGAAGATCATCCCTGCACTGAAGGGCCAAGGATCGGTTGAGGACGGGGTGAGCTTCCTGCAATCCTTCGACATCATTGTTCATCCTCGATGTGAGCATGTCATTCAGGAGTTGTCGTCCTACTCGTACAAGGTGGACAAGATGACGGATGAAGTCCTGCCGATATTGGAGGACAAGGACAATCACACTATCGACGCCCTGCGCTATGCTCTTGAGGGCCTGAGACGTGCCGGTAAGCCGGGAACGGCAGCACTAGAACCAAAGCCCATTGATCGGTATAGTCGGTTGCGCGAGAGGGCAGAGGATGCCGGTTTCTATTAGAGCGACACAATGACAGACGACCGGACCGCTCATTCAGAGCTAATCGACTTTCTTCAGCGGTTCGCTACTAGGACCGGCGCGACTCCGGGCGATGATATTTTCAAACACGCTCTGGCAATTCACGAACGTGTGGTCGCTGAAGAAAAAGAGCGCCGGGGTATTAAATGACTGACGTCGCCGTTCTAGACTGGGAAGTTACTGCGCCAGAACCCACGCCCGAAGAGCTTGAGGTGGAGCGTCTTCGCCTGATCGATCCCATGCCTATGCGGAAGATGGTCGATGACTTCCGAGACGGGACCGTGGAGAGCCGCGCCGTTGCCGAGAAGGGCCGTCGCTATTACGACAATGACCAGATTTTCGGCGAGACGGAAATCGCATGGAAGCGTTCCAAGCAGCCGAAGGTGATCCGGAACGAGATTGCTCCTGCCGTCAACGGAATGCTGGGGGTGATCCAGCAGGCCAAGGTTGATCCGCGTGCATGGCCTCGCAACCCCGACAATGAGGATCAGGCTGACGTTGCGTCCAAGGCCCTCAGGTTCGTCGCTGACAGCCAGAAGTGGCACAAGAAGAAGGTTGACGCCGCCGAGACCTTTCTCATTGAGGGAATTGCAGCCGTTGCTATCGAGGCGAGCGAGAATGGCGACCCGATCATCACGCAGTTGCCGTATGATGAGTTGATCTATGATCCTCATTCCCGACGAGCCGACTTCTCGGATGCGGCATACAAGGGTATCGGCAAGTGGATGTATGAGGGCGACCTGATGCGCCGCTATCCGCTGATGCGTGAGGACCTGTCGTCGGCCTTCACGTCGTCGTCGTGGGGCGGTGGTGCAGAGATGGGCCTAGACCGTCCTGACAAGCCCGAGAACGCTCTAGGGACCAACTGGCTTGATCCGAAGCGCCGCCGCATCTTCGTGGTGGAGCTTTACTATCTGGAGGACGGAGAGTGGATTCGCTGCGTCTTCTATGTCGGAGGACTGCTTGAGCAAGGTCCGTCTCCGTACAAGGACGACCAAGGCAAGAGCCTCTGCGCTTTCGTTTTCCAATCCTGCCTGATCACGCGGGACAATCAGCGCAATGGGCTGGTCAAGGCGATGCTGTCGCCTCAGGACGAGCTTAACGCCTATGGGTCTCGAGCCCTGCATCTGGCCCGCTCACGCCAGCTTAAGGTCAGCAACCCGGAATACCCGCCTGAGGTCGATAGCAAGACGGCGAGCCAAGAGGCGGCCAAGCCTGACGGGGTGATCCCTACGGGTTATGAGCCGGTGCAAACGGTCGATCTGATGCAGGGTATGCAGATCATGATGGCCGAGGCTCGCCAAGCCCTTGTGCGTCAGGCCCCTACGCCCGCCGTGCTGGCTGATGCGTCTGCCTCCAATCAGTCGGGCCGTAGCCGCCTTGTGCTGCAACAGGCTGGCATGACTGAGATTGCGCGGGCTTTGGGACGTCTGGAGGACTTTGAGAATGAAGTCTACCGGACGATCTGGTCTGTGCTGAAGCAGTTCAAGACGGAGCCGTGGTGGATTCGCATTACGGGCGACGACTCGAAGAAGCCCGAGTTCCAAGGCCTGAACCAACCTGTCGATCCGCAATCCGGCGAGCCCATTGATCCACGTATGGCTCAGATGATGGAAGAGCGGGGGATGAAGGTCCCGAAGAAGAACGAGCTTGCCACGATGGACGTGGATATTGAGGTCGAGACCGTTCCCGACACTGCGAACCTTCAGGCCGAACAGTTTGAGGCCCTGTCGCCCATGTTCCCGCTGCTTGCCGAGGCGGTTGGGCCCAAGAAGGCATTTGAGATCGGCGTTGCCCTGTCCTCCGTTCCTGAGAAGGCAAGGATCAAGGACATGATGGAGAGGGAAGACGAACTGACTCCGGAACAGCAGCAGGCCGCACAGCAACAGCAGCAGATGCAAGAACAGATGCAGCAAATGATGATCGCCTTGCAGCAGGCTCAGGCCGAGGCTGCTATCGCCAAGGACCAATCGACTGCTGCGCTCAACATGGCGAAGGCGCAAGAGACCGCTGCGAAGGCCCGAGACGTTGAGGCCAACACTGTTCTGAAGGCCGCGCAATTTGTTGAAGGCCAGCCGATTGACGCGAGCTGATTAGCGTGTAGTCTGTCCTAGCTTCCTCCAAAGAGCGCCGACTGGCCCTGCTGACGCGTTAGACCGTTGGCGGGGCCTTTCTTTTGTGCTAGATCATGGGGGCGAGCGGCGTGGAAAGCAGACACGCAACCAAGCTCGGAACGACAGCGGCGGGCCTTTCTAGAGGGTGGCCGTTTGGGCTTTGGCTGACGCATGTGCGATCAAGTCGTTCAGCCGGAGTAGCGCCCGGCCTCGCACTTGAAGTCCTGCCTCGGCAGGCTGGCCGGGTTGATCGCCGGTCACTGTAGAACCCCGATGGATAGTCCTCTGCCTCGGCAAAGCGACAGTGATCCAAAGGGCGCGGCCCCCGCTGGGAAACTAGCGGGGGCTTTTCTCTGTCTTGCATCTAACAGCAAACCCAAGTATTTGTAGGTAATCGGCTCGCCACCGTTAAAAGGCGTTCTCGGGGTGACGCCGATACGGTCAAAGGAGCGAGTATGGCTGACGTAGATACCATGGGCGACGATTGGCTTTCCGAAGTCGAAGCCGCCCCGGAAGAAGCAGTTGTTGAGGCGGTTGCCGCTGAACCTGTAGAGCTTTCCGAGCCAGAGGCCGAAGTTGCTGAGGCGGTGGTTGAACCTGAATCTCCTCAAGTCCCGTTGGGGGCTCTGAAAGAGGAGAGACAGAAACGTCAGGAGTTGGAGCGCCGTCTTGCTGCACTGGAGGCGGGTCAATCCCGTCCGGTTCAGCCTGTAAACGCTCAAGCGCCGGTCCAAGCTCCGGACCCTTATGAAGACCCGGTCGGATACAACGCCTACGTTCAGCAGACAGTCCAAGAGACTGAATGGCGGATGCGGGCGGAAATGTCGGGCCGGTTTGCCGAGCAGATGCACGGCAGGGAAAAGGTAGAGGCCGCTGTGGCGTGGGCTCAGGAGCAGGGTGCTAAAGACCCTACGCTTGGCCAGCGCGTACAGTCTCAGTCTGACCCTGTCGGATTTGTGGTGCAGGAATACGAACGGTCACGGACCCTACAGACGTTGGGCGCAAAGACTCCAGAAGAGTTCGCGCGCGAATACGCTGTCTCTCAGGGCTGGATTGTTTCTGAACCGGGGGCTGCGGCTCCTATTTTGAAACCGTCTTCGCCCATGCCCCCAAAAGGCTTGGCTTCCGCGCCCGGAAAGGGCGGTGTTGGTCAGGCTCCCACTGGTGCGGATTGGTCGGAGGTAAAATTCGCACTGGGGTAAATCTTGGCTGAGGTTATTGTCAATTCGGGTCTTA